CACTTTGATTAAAAACATCATAAGGTTTACCTAAGCTATATTCAGGGTTAAGATATTTTTCAAGCGTATTTAATTTTCTTCTTTTTTCTAATTCAGATAAAGCCATTATTTATTCTTTTTCTTTTTTCTTAAAGGCACAACTTCTCCATTTATTGTAGCCCAATCAATACCTCTATAACTTCGTGTATCACTAACAGGATAAGAATTTGGACTTACAAGCTCTGCTTTACTGCTATCTTTATCTAAATTTTCTTCTTTAAATTTTGCCATAAAAGCCCTGTTCTTAATAAGTAATGCTGGTATTGTATTGATAATATCATCAATATCTGCAAGTGATTCTGTTTTAAAATACCCTTCTGAAGTTGCTTCTTCGTTTTTTAATACAGATAAATTTTTAGTTCTTAAATAATCATCTCTGCGTCTTATTGCACTTTCAAGCTGGTCTTGTAACAAGCTATCAAGTTCGACCATTTTGTTATATGCTTTTGTATTTGTATCTGTCTGAAGTGGTATTCTTGTTTTTACAAACTCGTCAAGAAATGCTTTTCCTTGTCTTTGCCCTTCACTACCAGCTATTTCACCTTTTTTCAATCTCATTATAGGGTCATAGTGTTGTGTAAATATTTCTCTATCTTCTGAGGTTCTATCTGTGCCAAGAAAATTTTTCATACCAATTTTGTCTCCAACATCTGATATATTACCAGTTGTAAGTTTCCATATACCTTCTCCACCTGCGGCGGCTCTTGCTGAGAAATCTGGGTCAAAACCTAATGAAAATTTTTCATTATAATAGTTAAAAGGTTTTACAACTGGTCTTCCAATCTCATCTTGACTCAATCTAATTTCATCAATCATGCTTATTACATCATCGCCTACAAAAGGTGCATTAAGTCCTGAACTTGCTCTACCAAAAATGTATTCGTTATCAACATTAAATTCACCACTTTTTCTATCTATTGGTCTTAATATTTTTTCTTGATTATATAAAAGGTTTTGAAAATCTGATTGATAAGCGTCAACTCTACTTGTAGGAACTATTGTATAAGTTACTTCTGGGTTGTCTTTTTTAAGTTTGTCATAATGTTTGTATATATCCTCTTTACCAAATCCTCTATATTTATGATTTCCAAACTCATCAATAATAGACATTGATTCATCTGCTGTTAATGATTTTGCTACTTCAACATCTTTTTTATATATATCACCAGAACCTATGCCTGTTAAACCCTCAGCTTTCATTTTCTCTCTAATAATATTCCATGGCTTAAAAAGACTCGGTGCTTCTATATCTTCAAAAGGATTTTCACCAACTGTAGGAGATGTGCTTAAATATTCTGGAGCATTTTGGGGAATTTGAGTTCCACCCCCCATATTATTTCCTGAATTTTCTGCGAATTGGATTAACTCTAATAATTTTTTGTTTCTCTCAAAAGCGTTCATTTTTACCTACCATATATTTAATGCGGATTCTTTTCCTCTTGATTTCATAGGTGTTGGGAATCCTTGTAATAAACCACCTAAGAATTGTGCTAACATCATTTGATACTCTTGCCCTTCTAAGAACTGCTGATAATCAAAGTCTAATGTTTGTTGCTCTCTAGCGTCTTGAACGCCACCAACTTCTCTTAGTTGATTATATCTATCTATTGTTGATTGATTTGTTCCTCTAGCTAAATCGGCCGCTGATAATAACCCTTGTTGATTTAATGCGTTAGCTTCAAGACCAGCACCTTGATTTGCCATAGCGGCCTGTAATGATGATGATTGATTGGCTAAATCTGCCTGTAATGATGATGCTTGATTGGCTAAGTCTGCTTCAAGTTTATTAGCTACATTCTGTGCTTGGGCTCGATATTTGTTGTCAACATTTGATTGTGCGACTCTAAACGCATCTTCTTGATTCATGCCTTGTGCTTGTAAATCTCTAGTCGCATTTGCTAATTCAATTTCTCTTTGATTGGCTTGATTTGCTAAAGCGGCCTGTTGCCCCATTTCTGTATTAAATTGACCTAATGATAAATCTCTGGCTTGATTTAATCTTTGTGCTTCCATGGCCGCATCTAACATTGATTGTTCGGCCGCTAAATCAGTAGCTTGATTTAATCTTTGTGCTTCCATTTGATTTGTAATGTTATCTCTTTGTGCTTGATTTAATAAACCTATGTCTTGTGAAGCTAATGTTGAAGCTGTATTAAAACCTTGTTGACCTAATAAAGCACTTTGTTTTGCTATTTCTGATAATGCTTTGCTTTGAATGAGACCAGCTTCTACACCTTCTCTACTTCCACCAAAAGCACCCGCTTTAATGGCTCTATCTTGTAATTGTGATAATGACCTATCTCTACCTTCTAGTATGTCATTTATAGTTACATCTCTAACATATTGATTGTAAGGATTGATATAAGGGTCTAAAGAAGTATCTGCTAGTGTTACTGGGTCTAATAACCCTGGCTGACTAATTCTTTCAATATCAAAACCTCTTTCTAATACTTCTCTTGCTGTAATGTCATTTGGGTCTGCAACTCTTTCACCTGTTACATCTCTTGAACTGACCATTGTTCTAGCTATTTCACTTGGTAAATCAATAGTTCCAGCGGCAACATCTCTTGAAGTTACATCTCTTGAAGTTACATCTTGAGGTGTATAGTTTGCGGCCGTTGACATACGACCATATAAATCATCTAGTCTTTGTGTTTCTGTAAATGGTTGATTGTTACTATAAAGATAATTACTTAAACCAGCTTCACCGAATCCTGTTGATGCACTAGGACTTGCGAATCTTTTATCTTCGTATTCTTGATATTCTTTTAGTCCTGTTGTTGTTCTTGCTATTGGTATTTGTGTTCCACCAGGCCCAGTTACATAATCATAAATCTGATTTCCGTCTGCATCTAAAACAGGTCTAGTTTCCGTTATAGCACCTTTACCTAAGTTAAAGGTTTCTTGCATCATCTGTCTGATTGCAGGGTCTAACTCTGAACTTGTGCTTCCTTTTGATTTACCCATTTTATAACTCCTTGTCTAAGGTAAAGAAAGTTGGATTATAACCAACATCTTTAAACTGTCTTTGCCAACCTTTACGACCAGTAAGAGTTGTATATTTGCAACCTACTTCTCTTGCTTTATCTTCTAATATTGGCATTAACTCTTTAATTTCTTCTGTATGACCACCAGCTAAAAAGCCGTGTAAATTATAATACTGTGGAAATACATGAACTTCAGTAATGATAAAGGAGTTTCCAAGAGAATGAAAAAACATTTCACCTTTGGCTATACTTTGTCTTACATCATCAAGAGTATGACTGTTCTTTCCATAATCTAACGCTTTCTGTATGCTTTCGCAACATTTTTCAAAATTTTCTATATTCATATCGCACTCGCTGTTATGTTGCCTGAATTATCTACTGTTATATTATATCGTGTTCCGTTAGGAGATTTCAGGATTAATCGCCCATCGTTAATGTTTATATCTGTATCTTTCTTAAAATTTTTTTTATCTTCTTGCTCTAAAGTATTGTTTGTTTGTTGAGCAATACCTGAGTTATATTCTGGAGTTGGTAATGGTAATCTCATTATCCTCTACCCCCACCTGACCTTACAAACATTTGCATATTGCCTACTCTCCAATCGGCGTTTCTTGCAGTTTCAACTCTAAATTTAACTTCTCTAGCAGTAAATCTTACATCTGTAGGATTGGCTAAGGTAAAAGAACCACTATTAGGATATGTTGTTTCTGTTCCTGTAGGATAATTTCTAACTTTAAATTTAGCAGAAACATCACCTAATGTTTTTTCATCTGGTATTATTTGTAAAACATTCATTAATTTACCACTTGGTTGGTCAAGTTGATAAGGACCAGATTCAGCAAAAACACTTGTTGATTCGCCTGAATATGAATATCCAGTTTCGTGTTCATAAAGTTTATAGTCAGCACCAATCATAACAGGATTTAAAAATATACCTTCATCTTCTGCACAAGTTCTAGCTAAGTTACCTATAGACCAATGATTTTCTTTATAGTTCCAAGCAACATATCGATTGTTTTCTGTGCTATCAGAACTAGGATAAAACCACCATATTTCTGAAAATTGAGAATTGTTAAAGGCATATACTTTACTTTTTTGACTAACATTCATGTCGCTAAAGACATAATCGCTAACATCACTAGGTAATGATTTAACAAGTCCGTCATACATAAAGAACTGACCATTACCCATCCAAACTGCAAAAGTATCAGTAGCTACTATTGAGTTTGCTGAAATAACTCCACAATTAGAACCAACTCTTTCAAAAGAATATACAAAAGGTAAACCAACATAAGTTGAGGTATAAGCATCAATAGTTGAAAGTATAAGTATTTGTCCTTTAGTTCTTATTGCTGTTATTACTTTACCATGACCATTAAGATTAAAGCTACCAGCTTGATTCGTGCCACCTGGTGTCCAATCTGTATTATCTTCTAAATCAGACCATTGTATTTTTTTTGGGTCGCCACCAGCACCTAAGAGCATTAACGCTCTTTCTTCCGTAACAATTATACCTTGATTGCTTGTTGGACAATTAGCTATTTGTTGGGCAACAGTTCCACTACCTAATTGCCACTCATAAACTTTTCCGTCTGTTGTGCTACAGCCAACTAAATATTGTCCCCAATTATCTAAAGACCAAGTTGTGCAAGGTGTCCATATACCATGGTCAGGTCTTTGTGTGCCATAGTTTCCTGTTCCATAAACATAGTTACCATAAGAAACATTTTCAACAGCGTCATCATTTCCTGTTGTAAAACCAACTGGTGTTATGTCGTATTGTTGTCCTTCAATAGTATAGTAATAAAGTTTGTTTGGTGTTCCTACAGCTAATCTTCTGTTTCTATTGTTGTCAGTCCAGCTAACCATTTTTCTTGCTTTACCTATTGTTGTAGAAGAACCTAATTGAGTCCAACCTTTTACTGGTTGCATAGCATTATTATCCCAACGAACTAAGTTACAGTCATGCCAACGACCTTTAGCTTGTAATTCAGTTCCATTTTTATAAACTCCACTTGGTATTTTTAATTCAACATAAGGCATTATTCTTCATCTCTGCTATCTTTTAATTTAGCGACTTCTTGTTCTAACATTTCTATTTTCATATCTTGTCTAGCGTCATCTGGTAGGCTACCCATCTCACCTCTTGGCCATTTAATTCTAAATTCACTATTTAACTCTATGTCTTTCATCTGTAAGTCAAGTTCATGTTCTATGAAATTTAATCTTTCAGAAACACCAAAATAACCCCAAACTGCTACTGCTACTGTTCCAATTATAGCAATTAAATTTCTTAGTGGTATCGCTATAACTGAATTATCTGAAACTTTTAAACTTTTTTCTACCATTATTATCTCTCAATCAAATATAATATTTCAGATATTTTCATAGCTGTTGCTTTAGTCGTTTTTAAGTCTGGCTCTGTATCGTTTTGATAGGTAACTAACAAAACACCCCAAGCATCTTCTGAGGACATAATAGGACACGCTGTATTGACTACATCTCTATCTAAAGAGGTGCATTGACTTAAAACAAAATGACCTATCACATATTCATCACCTTCCATAAAATATCCTGTTGGTAATAAATCTT